ATCAGATTCCCTGGGACGGAAAACTGAATTATGATTGGCAACTTTGGATCGACTCGGATATTGTCTTCAATACTGAGAAGTTCTGGCAGTTGATTCTCATGGACAAAGATATCGCCGCCGGGTGGTATTGTACAGAAGATGGGCAAACTACATCAGTAGCGCATTGGTTAGAAGAAGATGACTTCCGCAATAATGGTGGAGTCATGAATCACGAAACTCTAGAAAGTATCTCGAAGCGTCGTAAGCCATTTACAGTAGATTATACTGGTTTTGGTTGGTTGCTTATTAAGCACGGTGTATTTGAAGATGATGGCATCAAGTATCCTTGGTTTGCACCAAAGATGCAAGTTTTTGAATCTGGAGAGGTTCAAGATATGTGTGGAGAAGATGTTTCATTCTGTCTCGATGCAATCGCAGCCGGATTTGAGATCTGGTGTGATCCTCGCATTCGTGTTGGACACGAAAAGACTCGGGTGATCTGATGACTACGAAGTATAATATCCTTTGTAATGGACGTAAAATTTACACAAATCTTACAGAGGAAGAATACTTCAATACTATGGAGGACCTGGCAGCTGATTTCTATCAGACAGGTTCTCCAAATCCAAATGAAATTGAAACTGAGGTAATTGAAAATGTCTAAGCGTCCATCGTCGTCTGGTAACATTATTGAATCAAAGCCCAAAAAGACTCGTCAAGGAGCCGGTGCTCATACAAAGTATGCCGCTACTTCTCGTAATAAATCAAAGAAAAAGTACAGAGGTCAAGGAACATAGAATACAATCAAAGCGGGCAAAGGTCCGCTTTTTTTATACAATAAATATTCAGTTATTTGCCATTACCAAATTGGAAAGATTTTCAATGGGCAGACACCTTTTATTAGAGGTGTACGATGTTAATCACGATCTCATTAACGATGGAATTGCCCTTGAAGAGGTAATGCTAAAAGGTATTGTGCGTGGTGGAATGACTGTACTCAATGTTTTTCGGCACGATTTCATACCACAAGGATGTACGATTGTAATTGCACTCTCCGAAAGTCATGTGTCGTGCCATACATGGCCAGAAGAGGGTTGTCTGGCAATAGATGTTTACACATGTGGTGAAGGAAATCCAAAGTTAATTGCACTAGAACTATTAAGATATTTGAATTCTACTAATTATTCTCTGCGAGAAGTAAATCGTTAAATAGGATTAGGGAGATAGCAACCTCCTTCCAAAAAAGTTCTGTTTTTACAAAAAACAGGAGCTAAAATGTCAAATTTACCAGTAGATAGAGATTTGAATTACATGAAAAATATGTGGGGAACCAACAAATTGGTCACGGATTATGCGTATCAACCACAGAAAAGAGTAATTCAGGAAATCATGCACGATCTTGCACCAAAGCACGATTTTTCAAAACAGGTTGAATTGCACGAAAAAATTCGTAATGATGAAGATTATGATGATTGGGAATATGGAACTGAACCAAATTATGGTTCTTCCTGGAAATAGACATAAATAAAAGATAGAAATTTATTTACGAATGGCAGTACAAAGGATATCTAGATCGTTTAAAGATATTAGTTTATCCTTTGTACCTCATCCGGTGACAAAGGATCTACCAATACTTAAAAATGAAAGAGCGATTACCAGATCAATTCGAAATCTGGTAGAAACAATTCCAACAGAAAGATTTTTTAACTCTCTTCTTGGATCTGATATTCGCTCAAGTTTGTTTGAATTTGTAGATTATGGTACTGCATCTATTGTGCAGAATCAAATTGAAACCACAATTGAAAATTATGAACCAAGAGTGAATAATGTTAAAGTAAATGTAGATCCTAGACCTGATGATAATTCATTTGAAGTTACTGTTGTATTTGATATTATTGGGCAAGAAGTTCCGACTCAGCAATTCACATTCTTATTAGAGGCAACAAGATAAAATGCCTTTTACTAAATTTACAAATCTAGATTTTGATCAAATTAAGACATCCATCAAGGATTATCTCCGTGCTAACTCTACATTCACGGATTTTGACTTTGAAGGGTCCAATTTTTCAGTACTATTAGATACGTTAGCATATAATACTTATATTACCGCATTCAACTCAAATATGATTGTGAATGAATCCTTCTTGGATTCGGCAACTTTGAGAGAGAATGTAGTTTCACTTGCAAGAAATATTGGTTACGTACCACGCTCCAGAACCTCATCTAAGGCAATTATATCATTTAGTGGATCAACTGCATCAGATACGGCAACAGTTACCTTAAATGCCGGTTTGGTGTGCGTAGGAAATGCAGATAATACCTCATATACATTTTCAGTACCCGAGAATATTACTCGACCAGTAGTTAATGGAACTGTAGGTTTTAATAGTATCACAGTTTATCAAGGAACATTTTTAACAAAACAATTTGTTGTCGATGGATCTTTAGATCAGAGATTTGTTTTAGATAATCCAAATATTGATACTTCTACAATTTCTGTTTATGTTAAAGGTATCAATGATAGTGGGCTTGGAATAGAATATTCATTGGTTGAAAATATTTTAAATATCAATTCAACATCAGAAATTTATCTAATACAAGAAGTTCAAGATGAAAAATATGAACTTCTCTTCGGGGATGGGCGATTTGGTAGAAAATTAGAGAATAATACAGTTGTAACAGTTCACTATATTGTAACTAATGGAAAAGATGGAAATGGATGCTCCAATTTTTCTTTTCAAGGAAATTTAAGATCATCTTCAAATGATCCAATATCATTGGGCACAGTAACCGTTACTACAAATCAATCTTCTCAAAATGGTGCAGAAATTGAAGATATTACTTCAATTAAATATTTTGCACCAAGAATTTATTCTGCACAGTATAGAGCGGTAACTGCAAGAGATTATGAAGTAATTATCAAGAAAATATATCCGGATACAGAATCTGTTGCAATTGTTGGTGGTGAAGAATTGGATCCACCAGAATATGGGAATGTAATTATTAGTATCAAACCAAAAAATGGTACTTATGTGTCAGACTATAATAAAGAATTGATTAAAAATAAATTAAAGCAATATAGTATTTCTGGAATTAATCAGAAAATAATTGATCTTAAGATATTATATGTTGAGATTGATTCTTCAATCTATTATAATGCATCTCAAACATCTTCTTTAGAGTCTTTAAAGACCAAAGTATCAAATTCTTTGACAAAATATGCAGATTCGATAGATTTTAATAAATTTGGTGGAAGATTTAAGTACAGTAAAGTTCTTCAAATCATTGATAATACTGATAATGCAATTACATCGAATATTACCAAGATCAGGATGAGAAGAGATCTTAAGGCAACAACAAATCAATTCGCACAATATGAATTGTGTTTTGGTAATAAATTTCATATTAATGCTGAAGGATATAATATAAGATCTACTGGTTTTAAAATTTCTAATGAAGTCGATACAGTATATCTAACTGATACTCCATCCAAAGATTCGAGGGGAATTCTAACCGGAACTGGAATAATTTCAATTGTTAAACCAACTGCAACTCCAGGTAAAATTCAAGTTGTTATAAAATCTGCAGGTAGTATAGATTATATAAAAGGTGAAATTAAATTAGGTACTGTTAAAATTATTTCAACAACTAAATCAAATGATATTATTGAGGTTCAGGCATTTCCAGAATCAAATGATGTGATTGGATTGAATGATTTATATTTAGTTTTTGGCACTACAACAAGTACAATAAATATGGTGAGAGACGTAATTTCTTCAGGAGATGAGATTTCTGGAACAGTATTTTCTAGAGATTTCTATACGTCAAGTTATCCAAACGATAAACTAATAAGAGTAGTGTAACATGATAGGGACTGGATTTGAATCTAGAGTAAAAGTACAGCAAATAGTTCAAAATCAACTTCCAGAATTTATACTGGATGAAAGTCCTAATGCAGTTGATTTTTTAAAGCAATATTATATTTCTCAGGAATATCAAGGTGGTCCTGTAGATATTGCAGAGAATCTGGATCAATATTTGAAACTTGATAATCTTACTCCAGAAGTTATTGTAGGTAATGTTGGTCTTACTACTAATATTGATTCGAATGCCGGAATTATCACAGTAACAAGTACGAAAGGATTTCCCCAAAAATATGGATTAATTAAAATTGATGATGAAATTATTACCTATACTGGAATAACAACAAATACATTTACTGGTTGTATTCGTGGATTTAGTGGTGTTACTAATTATCATCAAGATTTAAACTCCGAAGAATTGGTATTTTCAGAGTCGGAGAAGGTATCACATGCTGGAAAGACTTCGGTAGAAAATTTAAGTTCACTATTTTTAAAAGAATTTTATAAAAAGTTAAAAGCATCATTAACTCCCGGATTGGAGAATACTGATTTCGTTTCCAATTTAAATGTAGGAAACTTTATAAAAAATGCCAGATCTTTTTATCAGTCTAAAGGTACTGATGAATCATTTAGAATTTTGTTCAATGTTCTCTATGGAATAACACCAAAAGTAGTAAATTTAGAAGATTTTCTAATCAAACCATCTTCTGCTGAATTTATAAGAAGAGAAGTTGTGGTAGCAGAAAGAATTTCTGGAGATCCTACAAGATTAATTGGCCAAACAATCAAAAAATCTACAGATACTATTACTAGTGCATCAGTATCTGAAGTAGAAACATTTACTAGAAAAAATAAACAATATTTTAAAATTTCATTTTTTGTTGGATATAATGAATTTTCTGCCGTTGAAGGTAATTTTACAATTACACCAAATACAAAATGTTTAGAAGATGTTGAAATTGGATCTTCGGTCATTACTGTAGATTCTACAATCTCATTTCCAGAATCTGGAACTATATTTTCAGGTAATAATGTAATTTCATATACAAGTAAGAGTATTAATCAATTTTTTGGTTGTACCGGAATTGCATATAAAATTTCTTTAAGTGATAATATAAGGTCTAATGAGATTTATTATGGATATGAAGATGGAGATACTTCTAAGAAAGTTGAATTAAGATTAACAGGAGTATTATCCAAATTTAAACAAATTTCAGAATCCTTGAAGGTGAGTGAGGGAGATGAAATTTTTGTCAGAAATCTTGGAGAAATTATTAGAAATCCATCAGAAAATAAATCTTATAAGGAAATTTTCGCAAATTCTTGGATATACAATACAAGTTCTAGATATCAAATATTAAGTATAAATGGATCTGCATTTGTATTAAGTAGTAAAATTGATAGGTCTAGTTTAAAAGTTGGAGATCGTGTAGAAATTGTTGAGAGGGGTACAAATAACATACTTTCAGATCCCCTAAATTTACCTTATATTTCTATAGTTGTTTCCGATACACAGATTAATTTGAATAATCTTTCTGGATTTATTCCAGTTAATGGTCAGGAATATGATTTGAGAAGAAAAGTTAATAAAGCAAGTAGCTCAATAGTTCCAATTCAATTTGGAAATAATGCACTTCTGTCTGATATACAGAATGTATATAATGAAAATGATGAGTATATATACGTTGCTTCTAATTCATTACCATCAAACAATAATGGATTAATAATTCCATATGCATATCAGATAACAAAAAATATTAATACCGTTACTGTTAGTGGACTGGGTGATCAGATTTCTAATGGAAGATACTCTACACTGTTATTCAACACTTCTGTACCATTTATTAATGGTGATCGAGTTTATTATTCTTCTCCAGAAAATTCTACTTTAGATTTAGAAACTGGAAGTTATTATGTTGAAGTATTATCACCAGGAAATAAGATAAGATTATATGGATCGAAGGCATTTGTTGGTACAGATCAATATATAACTTTTATTAATACAAATTTTATATCCCAAACACACATATTTACCCTATATTCACAAAGGTCAGCAAAAATATCTGCCCAAAAATTACTTAGAAAATACCCATTAAGTTCAAATATTCAAAATGGTATTAATGAATTAACAATTCCAGGATCTATTGGAATGTTAATCAATGGTGTGGAAATTAAGAATTATAAATCTGATGATAAAATTTATTATGGTCCATTAGAATCAATTAAAGTATTAAATGGTGGGAATGATTATGATGTTATCAACCCACCTTTAGTATCAGTATCTCCTGGAGAAGGAGTAAATGCATCAGTTCAACCAGTAGTTAGTGGAAGTATTAAAAAGGTCTATGTTGATAATCAAGAATTTGATATTAATAATATAATTTCAATTAATGTTACTGGTGGAAATGGTAAAGGAGTTACTTTAGAACCAATTATTAAAAAAAGAGTTAGGGAAGTTTATTTCGATGCAAGAACTACTGAAGGTATTGATATTACATATGAAACTATTAAGTTTTTAACGAATCATAATTTCACAAGTGGTGATCCAATAATTTACAATTCAAATGGAAATTTATCTCTTGGAATAGGAACTTATAGTGGATCAAATTTTGATCAAAATATAACATTAATAAACAATGCAACTTATTATGCAAAAGTTGATAATAGTACTACAATTAAATTGTATCCTACTCTTTCAGACTACTCTTCAGGAATCAATACAATAGGATTTACTGGAATAAATGCTTCAGGTATTCATAAGTTTAGGACTATTTCAAATAAAAAAACATTATCTGAATTAAAAGTAATTGATGGTGGAAGTGATTATACTAATAGAAAGTTAATTGTAACTCCCACCGGAATATCTACAATTAATCATACAATCAATTTCAATAATCATGGTTTCAATGATGGAGAATTAATATCGTATGATTATCAAACATCAAATATAACTGGTATTTTAACCACAAACCAATATTATATTTTAAAATTTAATGATGATTCTTTTAGATTATGTGATGCTGGAGTTGCTGGAACAAATAGATCCAATTATGATAGAAAAAAATATGTGAAATTTACTTCTGCCGGTTCTGGTTATCAATATTTTAATTATCCAAAAATTTCTATTTCTATAGAATATTCTCCTGTGGGAGTAAATACTGAGGTGCGGACAATTACTGCAACTCCAGTAGTTAAGGGAAGTATTATTGATGCTTATCTGTATGACGGTGGAACTGGATATGGATCAACAATATTGAATTTGCACAAAAAACCATTAATAAAAATAAAAACTGGAAAAGAAGCTCAAATAACTCCATCCATTATTAATGGATCAATTGTTTCAGTAAACATAAAATATGGTGGATATGAATATTATTCAATTCCAGATTTAATTGTTGAAGACTCTAGTGGATCTGGATCTGGAGCTGAACTTAGAGCAATTGTTACTAATAACAAAATTAAATCTGTGAGTATCATAAATCCCGGTATTGGATATTCCAGTTCTTCAACCACTGTTAAAATTATACCATCCGGATCTAATGCAGTTTTAGATTCCAATGTTAGATCTTTAAGAGTTAACAATAATGTAAAATTTGGAGATGAATTATTAGTTGAATCTAATATTAATTTACAATATTCAATTTGTGGATACTATGATACTCTGAGATTATCATTGAATGATGATGGCACTCAACATTCTCCAATAATTGGATGGGCATATGATGGAAATCCAATATATGGTGCATATGGATATTCAAATCCAGAAGATCCTAATACACCACAAAAAGCATTGACTTCTGGATATGAATTAAATACCTCAAATCTAATTGATAGACCATTACAATTTGCTGATGGATTTTTTGTAGAAGATTATGAATACAAAAATTCCGGAGATTTGGATGAGAATAATGGAAGATTTGGGAAAACTCCAGAATTTCCAAATGGTGTTTATGCATATTTTGCAACCATTGAAGAAGAAACCTTGAAGTCCAAATTTCCATATTTTATTGGAGATACCTATAGATCAAATACAATTAAAGAAAATTTTACATTAAATCAAAATTATAATTTCAATAATTCAAATTTATTGAGAAATACTTTCCCATATAAAATATCCGAAATATATGCCAACAATGATTTTATAATTGAATCTAATGAAATTTTAAATCAAAAAACGATTATAGAATCTGTAACAGATGGATATATAAACTCAATCGACATACTAAATTCTGGATATGATTATAAAGTAAATGATATTTTAGAATTTGATAGTACTGGGACAGAAGGTGGGGGATTGATTACAAAGGTATCATCCGTAAAGGGAAAAGATATTGTATCACTGAATACCTCTGTAGAAACTTATAGTAATTCTATTTTTACTTGGAAATCTGCAGATACTGTAAAAGTTTCTATATCACCAAATCATACTCTATCAAATAATGATTATGTTATAATTTCTGGATTTTCTACAAGTTTATCTAAATTAAATGGTTCATATCAAATAGGCGTTACTTCTTATTATTCAAACGTATTGAAAAGTATTCCAGTATCAACTGCAGGATTAACGACCGAAATATATCTATCACAATTGCCTTCGGAGAAAGTATCTGTTGGTAGTAGTATTATAATTGGAACAGAAACTTTATCAGTTCTTGAAGTATTTAAAAATCTTAATATATTGAAGGTACAAAGAGGTTCATCTGGAGTATCTCATACTGCAACCTCTCAAGTAAACTTTATTCCAGATTCTTTTACTATTTCTAAAAATATAGATTATTTTGAATCTAATCTTAATGATAAAGTTTATTTTAATCCAACAGAATCAATTGGGATTGGAACTCAAATTGGAATTACGTCTTCAATAACCTTCCAATTTGGTGATTCTAATACTACAAGAATTATTCCAACTCAAGCAATTTATATTGAAAATCACCCATTCATTACAAATCAGCAAGTTATTTTTAGAAGACCCACATTAGAATATATTTCGGTATCAACTTCGCCAACTGGTACACAATTTAATATACCTTCTACCGGAAGTTCTCAAATTTTTTATGTAGTAAATAAAAATAAAAATGTTATTGGGTTAAAAACTTCCATTAATTCTTCAGAATTATTTTTTGTTAATCTTAATGGTGGAAATAATGATGATTATTATTCTCTTGAAAGTACATATTCACAAATATCCGGAAAAGTTGAAAGAATAAAATCTACCGTTTCAGTATCAACCTCACACGAACTATCAAATGGAGATAATATTTTACTGAAAGTAGAACCAAATCTTTCAGTTGGAATTGGAACTTCAACATCAGTATATGTAAAAAGAAGTGCAATTAATGGAAATATTTTAATCAATCCAATAGGATTCAACTCAACAGGTATTAATACCTCGACAAGTACAATTACAATTACTTCTCACAATTTAAATACTGGTGATAAAATATCTTATTCTGCAGATTTGGTTGCATCTGGATTATCATCCGATTCATACTATGTTTATAAAATTAATGATAACCAAATTAAACTTTCGGAAACATATTTTGATTGTAAGAATGATCCACCAATTACAGTAAGTATTGCAAGTACTGGAGGAAAAAATCAATTTATTTCATTAATAAATCCTCAAATTAAATCAATTAAAAGTAATAATTTAGTATTTAATTTAAGTGATTCATCTTTGACTGGATATAAATTTAAAGTTTATTATGATCAAGAATTTAAAAATGAATTTGTTTCTACCGCAAAAACTACTGGATTTACACTTTCTGGTATAGGAACAATTGGAATTTCTTCTATAGCATCACTTACTATTAATTATGATTTATCACTGCCAACAAAATTATATTATAATTTAGAAAAAAGTGGGCATATAAGTACTTCCGATATTTCTGTAAATAATAATTCTGAAATTTTATTTGTAGATAGTGCATATGATTCAAGTTTTAATTATAATATTTTTGGAGTGGGATCTACCACATTCAGTTTTTCTTTGAATAGAATTCCAGAAAAATTATCATATTCCCAAAATGAATGCAATATTTTAGAATACACTACAAATTCTTTATCAGCAAAAGGACCAATTAATAAAATTAATATTGTTTCTGGCGGAACTGATTATAAAAAATTACCTACATTTAGTGGATCCAATTCTATTGAGGGCAAAGACGCTTATCTTATTCCAAAATCAAATACGATAGGAAATATAAGAGAAGTCAGAATTACTAATGAAGGATTTGAATATTCTTCAGATAAAACATTACAACCATTTGCTTACATATCACCATTAATTACAATAGAAAATTCAGATACTATTGGCATTGTTACTGTAACCGATGGTGGGACAAACTACATAAGTCCACCGTCAATAGTAATTGTAGATACTATAACTGGGAAAAAAATTGATAGTGGAGTATTACAAGCAAAACTAGCAAATAATTCTATTTCTTCAGTAGACATAGTGCAAAATCCAAAGGGGTTACCTTCCACAACTGTAAAATTGTCTTCAACAAATAATACTAATGGTGTTAGTATACAGTCCGTAGAATCATCCTCTACTGGAATTTTTACATGTTATATAACAACCCCAATATTGGGATACTCTACAGCACCGTTCAGTGTTGGCAATAAAGTTTTTGTTGAGGGCATAAAAAAAATTGGATCTGACGGGACAGGATTTAATTCTGAAGATTATGGATATGAATTTTTAACTGTATCCGGATATCAAGCAACTAATCCAGATAAAGTTATATTTAATATTTCCAATTTAACATCAAATACCGGATTAGCAAATCAAATTCAAGATTCTTTTGCAACTATTGTAAATTCCAAAAATTATCCCAGCTTTAAAGTAACTCAAATACCTTCATATTTTTTAATTGGTGAAAAAATTATTTCAAACGATATTGAAAGAGATTTAATTATTACAGAGAGTACTAAGACTTTTATCAAAGTATTTGGTTCTTATGAGTTATCATTAGATGAAGTTATTAAAGGTAAGCAATCTGGAAATATAGCAACTATAAAAAAAATCGAAAACAATACAGGATTATTTGAGATTAATTACTCAACTAAAAAAACTATCGGATGGACAAATGATATTGGAAAATTGGATTATGACAACCAATCAATACCAGATAATGACTATTATCAGAATCTTTCATATACAGTAAAAAGTCCCATTCAGTATGAAGATCTAAAAACTCCAGTTAATAGTCTTCTTCATACCAGTGGATTAAAAAACTTTGCAGACACTGGAATTACATCTACTGCAAGTTCAGAAATATCAGGAAATACTGTAGATTCACTTATTATAGATCTAATTAATGAAAAAAGAGTCGATACAGTTTATAATTTTGACTTAGTTAAAGATATTGATGTATTAGAAAATTCTTCCAAGACTTTAAAATTAAAAAATATAACATTGACAGATTATATCAAATGTGAGAATAACGTTGTTTTGGGAATTGACAATATAAATCGCCAATTTTCCAATTTAGAAACAGAACCCAGTGAATATTTGAATATTCTCAAACTGGGATATAATGATTCATACAATAATCTAATATTCAGAATTTCTAATTTAGATAATTCTCAAATTCAATTTACAGAATTGGTAGTATTGAATAATACAATCGATACCTTCCTATTAAATAAGAATTCCATATCCAATACTGGTGATTTATTTGGAGAATTTTCAATATTTACTGACCAATTCAATGATTCATATTTAAGATTTACTCCAACTAATCCATATGATATTGATTATGATTTAAAATCTATCAAAACTACGTTTAATACAATTCTTCCAGGAATTGGTACACAATCCATAGGATTTGTGGACTTAACTGGGTTGAATATTGGTGTGCAATCTGGAATAACTACATCAATTGTATCAGCACAAACTAGTAAATTAAAATCTTTATATGCAGATGTACAAGTAATTGACACCATAACAAATGAAATGACTTTTGTTGAATTATATTTGGCACATGATGGTACAAATACTTATATTTCAGAATATTATGTTGACTCAGAATCAGAAACTGGCAATTATTCTGGAAATTTTATAGGATCATTTAGTTCAACAATATCTTCAGGAATATTATCTCTAAAATTCAATAATACCAGCACACATCAAGTTAAACTTAGATCAAAAATTGTTGGATTTGGATCAACAGCAGTTGGTGTTGGCACTTATAGATTTAAAAAATCTGGACAAATTGGTGGAAATGAAAGAAGTGTAAAATATGAATCACAATATCAGTCTAATGTTTCAACTGCATCAACAGATATAATTTTATTAAATAAAAATAATTTTATTGCACTCAAATCATTAGTTAAAGTGAGTTTTGGATCAACCGTCTCTTTACATCAAGTTTCGTTACTTCAAGATACCAATAATATTTTTGTAGAGCAATCTGCATTCCTTTCTGCTGGAAGTACTACCGGTATTGGATCTTTTGGTGGAGAATATTCTGGAAGTGATTTCATATTAAAATTCTATAAATCGCCAGAAGTATCCAATAATCTTGAAATTTCATCATTCAACCAATGCATTTATACTACAATTGATGATATCAATATTCCACCAGATTTAATTTATGGAACTTTAACAGATTCGATTCAAGTTAATTCTTACAATGCTCTAAATGGCGATAGAATTAATAGAACTGCATTTACTATGACTACTAATGATGGATATCCAATTTTTGCTCAAACTTTTGATCCATTGGATGCATCAGTATTAAATTTATCAACTGGGTTATTTACAATAGACAATCATTTCTTCAGCAATGGTGAAAGATTAGTATATACTCCAAAATCAACTTTTATTGGAGTTGCCGCCAGTTCTATTATGGTTGGAATATCGTCACTTCCATCAGAAGTTTATGCTATTAGAGAATCTGCAAATACTTTTAGATTGGCACTTACAAAGAATAATGCTTTATCGGGAATTGGTGTAGTATTTTCTTCCGGTGGTTCTGGAAATGCACATCAACTTGAAATGTTCAAGAAAAATGAAAAAGCACTTATTACTTTAGATAATGTAGTTCAATATCCATTAATAAGAACTCCAATTGCTCATACCTTATCTGGAAATGGGGGGGGAATTTCCATTGCATCTTCAATATTTGCTCTAAGTGGAATATCTACAATAGTTCCAAAAGATATTCTTAAAATTGATAATGAATATATGAAAATTGAAAATGTTGGGATAGGTACTACAAATAATGGACCCATCACAAATAGCGGATCAATTTCTTTAGTACAAGTTTCTAGAGGATTTGTGGGATCATCTGCATCTACTCATACTGATTCTGCAATAGCAAGAATCTATAAAGGTTCTTATAATATTGTCGATAATAAAATTCATTTTGCAGAAGCACCTAGAGGAAATCCTCAGATAAGTTTTAATGATGGTAATCTACCATTCCAAACTTCAGATTTTAGTGGAAGAGTATTTTTGAGAAATGATTATGATACAAATGTGGTTTATGATGATATTTCCAATCAATTTACTGGAATAGGTAGAACCTTCACATTAACTATTGGTGGAATTAATACGGTCGGATTGGGAAGTACTGGTGGAAATGGAATTTTATTCATCAATAATGTTTTTCAGACACCAACAACAGATAATAATCCAAACAATAATTTTAAAATTATTGAGAATTCTATTGCAGGAATTACGAGTGTAGTATTTTCTGGAATTGAAGATCCACAAACTAAAAATATAATAACATCAAAGTATGATGTAAATCAAAATCAAACTCCAAGAGGTGGAATAATAATTTCTTTCGGTTCATCTACTGGTTTAGGTTATGAACCTTTAGTAGGAGCATCAGTAACTGCTAAAGTTGGTGCTGGTGGATCAATTATTTCAATTGGTATTGGAACTACTGTAGGAAATTATGGATCTGGATATAATGGATTAGTTTCTATAGGAGTATCAGTTTATGAAAGTGGACATACTGGTGCAGCTGCATCAATAACTGCATCAGTAGGGGTGGGTGGTACATTATCTTTCCAAGTAGTAGGTGGTGGAACTGGTTACACAAATCCCAAAATATTTGTTTCAGAACCTTCTTATGAAGATCTTGAAGTTGTTGGAGTGTCTAGATTAGGTATTGGATCAACAACATCTACTGGAACTGGACTTTTGATGAATGTTGTGGTTGGAGCAAGTTCTACTACTGGAATTGGATCTACTTATTTTGAAGTTACTGGATTTAATATCAATAGACAAGGATATTCATTCCAACGTGGAGATGTATTTAAACCTGTAGGATTAGTTACTGATAGGAGATTAGCATCCCCATTATCAGAGTTTACTTTAACTGTTCTCGATACTTTTACAGATTCTTTTGCTTCTTGGCAATTTGGCGAACTTGACTATATCGATTCGGTTAAAAAATATCAAGATGGGAGTCGTCAGAGATTTCCACTATTTTATAATGGCGATTTGCTCAGTTTTGAAAAAAATGATGATTCGGATCCTTTATTGGAATTGGATAAATGTCTATTAATATTTGTTAATGGAATTATTCAAGAACCTGGATTTGCATACGAATTTGAAGGCGGAACATCGGTGAAATTTACTACAGCACCAAAAAGAGAAGATAATGTTGCAATATTCTTTTATAGGGGAACAAAGGGGGGAGACAGTGCTCTGATTACAAACGTCAATCAATCATTAAAAGAGGGAGATACTGTTCAAGTATTAAAAAATAATAGTATTCCAGGTACTGTTACGCAAGATCAAAGAACTATAACTAATTTAAATTATTCTGATAAATTTGAAACAGATTTATATTCTGGTCAGGGAGTAGATATTAATAATTATAAACCATTAAGTTGGTTAAAACAGAAAATAGACAGAGTTGTTAATGGTCAAATAGTTTATAAATCAAGAGATTCAATTGAATCTCAAGTATATCCAACTGCAAATATCATAAGATCTTTTTCATCTACAGATACTGAAATTTTTGTAGATAATGTTCAATTTTTTGATTCTGATATCAATTTGCTATCTGGCGACACATTTGATGCTTTAATTGTAAATGGAATTTCTACAACTGCACAATCCTCAGTAGAATTAATTTCAAAAATTAATTCAGTTGACGGATTCTCAGGAATTATAACTGGAATAACAACTACAACAGGTACTTTAGGAAATCCTTTAGCAATTAAATTTTTCCTAAAATCTGATACTGGATCGTTTACTGGATTAACCACAGGATATCCAATTTATATTTTCGATACTTGTGTCGGAAATGGAGTTACTTCTATTAATAATTCAAATTCTTCCGTGGTTGGTATTGGATCATCCTTCTTAGATAATATATATCACATACATCAATTTGTTCCATTTGCATCTAATGCTAGTATTACTTGCAATATTCATTCATCATCTTCAATAGTTGGAATTGCAACCACCGGAAATGTATCAAATCCTTTAGGAAAATTCTCTTGGGGAAGAATGACCGGATTTACCAGATCAAGTTCACCAATTTCTATAGGAGTTTCTGGAAATACAGTAACTTCGGGATTGTCTACATTTGCAACAATTCAAAGAAGAGGTACTGGATTGAGACAAACTGGATCTTTAATTAAAGGTAATATTATCTAATCTGAATAATATATTATAAATATAGAAAAAAAGACGATTAATATGTCAGCAATTGTAACAGATCAATTTAGAATTTTGAATGCTAATAATTTTGTTGACTCTGTAGTAAATACTGCAAATTCATACTATGTATTTGTTGGACTTCCAAATCCGGATCCAGAATCGATTGGTTTTGGTAGGGCAGATGACTGGAATACTGATATTCCAGATCCAATCGATAACATTCAATATTTAAATCATTATCGTGATACTTCTATTTTTGGTAAAAAAATTACTAGTTCAAATATTAGAAGAGTTATAAGAAGAATTGATTGGACTGTGAATGTAAAATATGAAATGTATAGGCATGATTATAGTATTTTAAATCAGTCGCCAATATCAAACTCAAGTAGACTTTATAGTGCTAATTATTATGTAATGAATAGTGATTATAAGGTTTATATTTGTATTGATAATGGTTCTTCTGGGGTAAATCCTAAAGGAAATGGTTCTAAGGATGAACCAACATTTACAGATTTAGAACCATCTGCAGCTGGAGTAAGTGGAGATGGATATTTATGGAAATATTTGTTTACCGTTTCTCCAAGTGATATTATAAAATTCGATTCTACCGAATATATTACCATTCCCAATGATTGGAGAACTACATCAGATTCTCAAATTGTTTCAGTTAGAGAAAATGGAGATTCAACTTTAAATAATAATCAGATTAAAAAAGTTTATATTGAAGATGGGGGGAAAAATTATAGTTCTGGAGAAGTTAATATTCTTGGTGATGGTAATGGTGGAAAGGTTTTAATCAATGTTGATAGTAGTGGATCAATAATTTCTACTACAGTAACTTCTGGTGGTAGTGGATATACTTATGGAATAGTTGATTTGGGGACTCTGCAACCTCCAGGAAGTATACCATATCCAGCAAAACTTATACCAATTATTCCACCATCAAAGGGACATGGTTATGATCTCTATACAGAACTAGGTGCTGATAAGATATTAATATATGCCAGATTTGACGATTCTACAAAAGATTTTCCAATTGATACCAAATTTTCCCAAATTGGTATTTTAAAAAATCCAACTTCATATAGTTCCACTTCAATTTTTACTCAAAATCAATATTCTTCACTTTATTCTATTAAACTTACATCAGACTTTAATGGAACACCAGTTGTTGGTGATGAAATTTCACAAACAGTAATTGGAGGAACTGCAAAAGGATATGTTGCATCTTACGATAGTACTACAAAAGTTTTAAAATATTTTAGAGATAGATCTTTATATTTTGGTGCAACAGGCAATAGTGATGAAACTGACTACATTACAGTTTCTACTGATGGTAAGGCATTAGAATTTGAATCTTCCACAAATACAATTCTTCCATATTCTGCATCTATTGATAGAACTTTTGGTACTGATAAAGTTACTATTGGAACAAAAGTTATAGATTTGGGAGCAACATTTACTGGAGGTCTTGCAAATCCTGAGATAAATAAAGAATCGGGAGACGTTATCTACATCGATAATAGACCTTTAGTTTCTAGAAGTTCTAGACAAAAAGAAGACATTAAAATTATCCTGGAATTTTAAAAAATGGCACAAAAAACAGATTTAAATATCAGTCCATATTATGACGATTTTGATGCTGAAAAAAACTTTTATAAAGTACTGTTTAATCCAGGGCGGCCAATCCAAGCAAGGGAATTAACAACTTTACAATCAATTTTACAAAATCAAATAGAATCTTTTGGTAGTCATATGTTTAAAGAGGGATCAATGGTGATCCCAGGAAATATTGCATATGACGGACAATTCTATGCAGTAAAATTAAATCCAACTAACTTTGGAATTGATATTTCACTCTATATTGATAAGTTCTTAGGTAAAAAAGTAGTAGGACAAGTATCAGGAACGACAGCAATTATTCAATATGTATCTTTACCTGATAATATTAATGTCGAAGATTTGACCATATATGTAAAATACATAGATTCTGATAATAATTTCATATTCAATCAATTCCAAGATGGGGAATCTTTGCTTGCAGAAGAAAATATAACTTATGGAAATACTACAATTAATGCAGGTACACCTTTCGCATCTTCAATTTCATTAAATGCAACTTCAATAGGATCTGCGGCTTCTATTGGGAATGGTGTATATTTTATTAGAGGTTATTTTGTAAATGTAACTAAGCAGACTTTAATCTTAGATAATTATACAGATACTCCATCATATAGAGTTGGATTAAAGATTGATGAATTATTAATTAATCCAAAAGATGATGATTCTCTATATGATAATGCAAAAGGATTTACAAACTACGCAGCACCAGGTGCCGATAGATTAAAAATTAAGTTAACTTTGACTAAAAAGTTATTAAATGATCTTAATGACACCGATTTTGTTGAACTATTAAGAGTTCAAGATGGAAAAATTAAAAAAATTGAATCAAAAACTAATTATAATCTAATTAGAGATTATATGGCTGATAGAACATATGATGAATCTGGTGATTATGCAGTAACACCATTTACAGTCTCTGTTCATAATTCTTTGAATGATAGATTAGGTAGTAATGGATTATTCTTTGATAATGAAACTACTGATCAAAATAATACACCATCAAATGATTTGATGGGAGTCAAAATATCTCCTGGCAAAGCATATGTGAGAGGATATGATGTAGATAAAATTTCAACAACAATTATTGATGTAGAAAAACCAAGAGAAACTGAAACAATACCAACAATGAATATTCCCTTCGAAATGGGAAATATTTTAAGAGTTAATAAGGTATCAGGAACGCCAAAACAGGGAGAAAGAGTAGAATTATACAATGAACTGAATAGTAGTGGAGATATAATAGGATATGCTAGAGCATACAGTCTCAGATTAACTGATGCAGCATATAGTGGAAATGCATCTAAATGGGATTTATGCTTATATGACATACAAACTAATACAAAATTAATTTTAAACAAAAATATAACTACCACCGAACTACCAAAATCATCTTTTGTAAAAGGTAAGAGTAGTGGTGCTAGTGGGTATGCGACTGCAGATGGTGGGAGTTCTGCAACAATATACTTGAGTCAGACTTCTGGAAAATTTTCTCAGGGTGAGCAACTAATAATAAATGGTGTAGATTCTTCCACGTCTATCAAATCGATCACATCGTATGGGACTCAGAACATAAAATCAGTAAAACAAACTGCACCATTTGGTGGAGGAGATTTTAATGCAAATGCTTTCCTCGAAAGGTTTAATTTTCAAAATAATGTAAGTAAAGTAACTATTACTAGTGGGGGCAATGTAACTTCTGCAGGGAAAGTGTTTAGTGGTGTACGTGAAAATACGATTATTAGATATCAGAAACAAGGTTCTTCAGTAGAAACATTCAACAAAATAACATCTGTTTCTGCTACAGGATTATCGATGACTGTTGCAGCAATTACTTCTGTTCCTGGAGTTTTTGATGGTGATCTACCTTCAGGTACAATTGAACCAAATATTCAAATTGGAGCACCGATTGTAAGAAATGAATCTACTGGATACTTATATGCCCAATTACCAGATTCAAATATATCTTCAGTAAATCTTTCAGATTCATTATTGACTATTTCTGTACAAATTACAGGAAAAACAATAACGGGTGGCCAATTAACTCTCAATTCTTCAGACATTAGTACTATTGGAATTTCCAGTGCATTTTTTGCAGCATTTGACGAAGAAAGATATTCAGTTCATTATTCTGCGGGAGGAATTGGTACAGTAACACCAGATTCTTTTAGTCTGAATTCAAATATAGTTACTATTAGTGGATTAACCGATGGTAGTAATGCTACTGTAAACGCAACACTAATTAAAAATGGAATTCAAAGTAAGAAAAAGGAATATAATAGAAGTAAAATATCGAATGTTACACTTTCAAAATATTCACAATCAGGAAGTTCTAACAATTCTTCAATAAATGATGGATTAACATACAATCAATTTTATGGATTGCGAGTTCAGGATGGGGATATAAGTTTAAATTATCCTGATGTATGTAAGGTTTTGGCAGTCTATGAATCTTATGATTCGTTACCCCCATCACTAGATACAGTACAATTTACGGCCAGTGCCGATGTTAGTACTAATGCAATAATTGGCGAAAATATAATTGGAAATACTAGCAAAGCAATTGCAAGAGTTGTTTCTAAACCATCTCTACATGTTTTGGGAATTGTTTACCTAAATACAGAACGTTTTTCTGATGGAGAAACTGTAAAGTTTAAAGAATCAAATATAACTGTTGATATTCAATCTATTACTGTAGGAAATTATAAAGATATTACATTCACATATCAATTAGATAAAGGTCAGAGAGATCAATATTATGATTATTCTAGATTGGTTAGAAATAAAAATACACCAGAACCTTCCAAACAATTACTAATAGTATTTGATTATTACTCAGTACCATCGAATGATACTGGGGATGTATTCACGGTTTTAAGTTATGATCAAGAAAGATTTTTAAATGATATTCCATCAATTGGACCTAGAAACGTAAGGGCATCCGATACACTGGATTTTAGACCAAGAGTATCTGTTTTTACCGTTACAAATAAATCACCATTTGATTTTGATTCAAGAGACTTTAATTCAAATCCAAAGGTTATTTTATCCTCAAATGAAAGTTCATTAATTGGATATGACTATTATCTCCCAAGAATAGATAAATTATATCTTGATAAATTTGGTACTTTTATTCTGGAAAAGGGTGTATCATCGAAAAAACCTAGAGTTCCAAATAAAAAAGGCGATGTGATGGATATTGCAACCATTACTTTACCACCATATTTGTACCACCAATCAGATGCTGTTGTCACTCTAATTGACAATAGAAGATTTACTATGAGAGATATTGGAAAAATACAGGAAAGAGTTTCCAATTTGGAAAGAGTTACTTCATTGTCATTACTAGAAGTAAATACACAAACACTCCAGATTCAAGATTCTGATGGAAGAAATAGATTCAAAACCGGATTTTTTGTTGATGACTTTAAAGATTATACCTCAATTAATAGAAGATTGTCCTCAATTCAAATTAACAGTGAATCTAATGAATTAATTCCCATCATTAGTAGAAACTCCCTCAAGTCGCAACTTGCACCAGCAACTGCACTTATTGATGGGCAATTAGATCTATCAGTTAATTATGATCTACTAGATCCAAATGTGCAAAAAACTGGAAATGCCGTAACTTTAAAATATAACTCAGTAGGTTGGATTGAACAACCATTCGCAACAAGAGTTGAGAATGTCAATCCCTTCAATGTTATCGTATATATTGGGGACATTAAATTAGATCCAGACAGAGATTATTGGATTAGAACTATCCAACTTCCAGATAGGCATGTATCAAACACGATAGCAATGCCATCGATAAATCTCACAAATAATGTTTCAAATAATGTTGTCAATACTACCAATAGTTCCACCAATACAACTGTTGAGAATGTTGTTTATGGTAGAGGAAATTGGAGAGAAACAACTACTACTGATCCAACATATTCCCTATCAAGTACATCATCATCGTCAACATCATCAAGTACTGCAAATAATGGCACTATAGCGGATTATGATACTACAATTCAAAATATAAAAGTAGCTTCTGCTGAAGAGAAGTTTATAAGATCCAGAAACATTGAGTTTTCAATAACAAACCTGAAGCCATCTACACAATTTTATCTATTCTTTGATTCAAATAGTGCAGTCGATTTTGTTCCAAAATTAGTAGAAATTTCTAATGATACTACATTAGCAAATTATGGTTCTTCTGGATCGTTTGTTGTTGGTGAAGAAGTTGTTGGTACTAGCAATGGTCAGAATTTAATTTCATTCCGTGTAGCAAGTGCAAATCATAAGTATGGTGCATTTAATTCGCCATCTTCAACATATATGATAAATCCATATATTAAAAGTGAATCATTGCCATCAACATATAGTTCATCTTCAAAAGTATTGAATATTGATACATATTCATTATCACAAGAAGCACAAGGAAAATATTCTGGTTATTTGGTCAAAGGAATGAGATTGGTTGGACAAACCAGTGGTGCAGTTGCATACGTTAAAGATCTCAGATTAATTGCTGATAATTATGGAGATTTAATCGGTACAAGTTTCTTAAAAGATCCAAATACAACTCCACCACCTTCGGTTAGAATTGAAACTGGAACTAAGACTTTCAAACTATCTTCAAGTTCAACTAATGCTCTTGGTCGTCCCGGAAGTAATGCAATTTCTTATGCAGAATCAAATTATAGTGCTGATGGTATGGTTGAGCAGTGGGAAAATTTGATAACCACAACTATAAGAAATACTGATATAAACACAACTACAGTTACAACTACCAATACAACAAATATAGATCTGAATGCTGCTACTACAACAACAGAAACAAGGTATGTGGACCCTCTCGCACAATCATTTGTTGTTGGTGGAAATGTTGAAGCACCTTCACCAACAAATACCAATGATGATGTGAATGGTGCCTTCTTAACTGCGGTAGATTTGTACTTTGGAGCAAAGGATGAAGGAAATGCTCCAGTAAAAGTAGAGATAAGAACAGTTGAGTTAGGAACTCCAACAAGAATTAGAATTGGAAGAGACGTTACATTGAGACCAGATCAAGTTAATATATCTGATGATGCAGAGACTCCAACTAAAGTTACTTTCCCCGAACCAATTTATCTAGCACCCGGAAGAGAATATGCAGTAGTAATTATTTCGGAAACAAGTGATCAATATGAACTGTGGTGTGCAACAATGGGTGAGAAGACTGTAAATACTAAGTCATTACCAGATGCTGATAGTGTAAAGTATAGTAAGCAATTCTCGATGGGAAGTTTATTCAAATCCCAGAATGGATCTATATGGACAGCAAACCAGTATCAGGATCTTAAATTTAAACTTTATAAAGCAGAGTTTACATCACCTACTGGAACTGCATTTTTCTACAATCCAACATTGGATAAGAGTAATGGATACGTTCAAAAGTTGCCGAATAATCCATTAAAAACTTTACCAAAAACCGTTACTATCGGATTTACAACATCAACTAGTCTTTCATCAGCATTAACAAATGGAAGAAAAACTGTAGGATCACAATCTGCTACTTATGGATATATTGTTGGTTCTGGAAGTTCTGTTGCATCAGTAGGACTTACTACTGGTGGAAGCAATTATGCTACTGATACTAATGTAGATACATTCAATATAATTGGAACAGGTTCTGGACTTGTGTTGAATATTAGTGCGACAAATGGTGTAATTACTGGAACTCCAACAATTGTAAGACGTGGGAATGGTTATGCTGTTGGTGATGTTGTTGGTATTGTAACCTCCACGGTATCTTCTAATACTGGTACTGGAGCAAATATTACTATCAGCGGAATTACTGGATTAGATACATTACAACTTTCGGGAGTTCAAGGGAAAACCTTCAATGTTGGCGCCGGATTGAGTTATTATAATGATGCCGGTCAAATTGTATCTCTTGCGAGTACTACAATTAGAAGTTTTTCAGAATCTGGAAATATAAATTCTGGCAACTATATTAAAGTTGATCATTTTAATCATGGAATGTATTCAAATACAAATAAACTGGTTATTAGTGGTGCAGAATCTAGTGTTCCTGCAACAACACTTTCCACAAAACTTCTAAAAACTGATGTTTCTGTTGTTAGTATTGCCGATACTTCAAACTTTGGAACTTTTGAAGGGGCTTCAGTTAATGGAAACAATCCGGGATATATAAAAATTGAAAATGAAATTATTTCATACACCTCAGTTGGTAATGGTACATTAAATGGCGTAACTAGGGCAATTGATTTGACCAAATCATTAGATTATGAAATTAATAGTTTGGTGTATAAGTATGAGATGAATGGTATTTCGTTGAGAAGAATTAATACATCTCACGATATTAGTGATTTTGGGGTAGAAATGGATAGTTATTATATTCAAATTGATAGGACATCAAACGGTATTGACAGATCTTCAGATTTGCCAGGACTTCCAGAATTATCATTTACAAATGAATCAAATGCTGGAGGATCTAGCGTATATGCAACGACAAATATATTGTATAATGCACTAGTTCCCAGTTATGATCTTATTACTCCAGGAAATACCTTTGCTACTGCAGTAATCAGAACTACGAGTGGTACTAGTGCTGGAGGAGATGAAACTTCATTCCTTGATAATGGATTTGAACCAGTTCAATTAAATACCCTAAATGTATTTGAATCGGTAAGATTAGTATGCTCTAAAGAGAATGAAACTACTTATTTGGGCAATTTACCTAGAAATAAGTCATTTACTACAGGAATAACTTTAAATAGTTCTGACAAATATCTATCGCCATTAATACATTTGGGGAATTCATCTACAGAGTTTAGGAATAATCGTATAGACAATCCAATTTCGGATTATATAACGGATTCCAGATCTAATTCTATAACAAATGATCCCCATGCAGCTTCATATGTTTCCAGACTTGTATCATTGACTCAACCTGCATCATCTCTCAAGGTTATTTTATCCGCATATAGGCATTCATCTTCAGACTTTAGAGTTCTTTATAGTTTAATTAGAGCAGATTCTAGTGAGGTTCCTCAAGCATTTGAATTATTTCCCGGATATAACAATCTACAGTACAGTGATACGAGTCAATATTTTGTTATAGATCCGGCAAAAAATGATGGTTTACCCGATTTATTTGTTAGACCAAGTTTAGATAATGAATTTTTAGAATATCAATTTACTGCAGATAATCTAGATTTATTCACTGGTTATGCAATTAAAATTGTAATGTCAGGAACAAATCAAGCACATCCAGTAAGAATCAAAGAACTTAGAGCAATTGCAGTACGATGATAAGAGTAGAAGGACATCCAAATCTTTATAGAGATGAAAAGTCTGGAGCAATTATAAATTGCGATTCGGTTGCATATAATCAGTATGTTAATTCATTAAATGTTAGAGATTCTCAAAAAAGAGAAATTGATAATATAAAAAATGATATAAATGAGATAAAATCTTTACTTAAACAATTGTTGGAAAAAAATGAATCCATCTAATATTACTCTTAATAGTGTGAATAAATTATTTGAATATGAAAAAATTTCTAGAGAAATTGATAGTTGTGAAGATTTGATCTTATTAAAAAATATTGCAAAATCTTATGTAAAACTACATCTTGCACAACAAGAAATTCTTTCAGATATTACTAGTTAATATAAATAAAAAGTAGATCTAAAATCTAAAGAATAAATGGCAGCTGTATATGTCAATAATTTAGTAATAAATGCTGGATCCGATTTCACACAAACTTTCACTTTGGAAGGAACTGATACGAATTCCTCATTTAATTTAACAGGATATACAGTCTCTGCTCAGATGAGAAAGTGGTCTGGAAGTTCTACTGCAATAAATTTTACAGCAAATATTGTTGATCCAGCATACAATGGTACAATATTATTAAAATTGACTGCTACCCAAACAAAAAATATTAGACCTGGAAGATATGTGTATGACGTAATAATTACAGATTCATATGCAGTTAAAAATAGAGTTATTGAGGGTATGGTTCTCCTAAGAGAAGGAGTTACCCGATAATGGCAGACATAAGAGTCAGAGTAGGTCAAGAAAATGCAATAAAAGTTGTTGCAAGTGTTTCTGGATCTGCCGGAGGACGAGCAGTAACTGCTGAAAATGTAATTGGTGGAATTGGATCTATTACCCAACTATCCGTAAGTGGATCGGTATCAATTGGTGGTAGTTTATCTGTAGGACAATTTTCTGTAGATAAATTTAGTGCAGGAATTGCATCAGTAACAGATAAATTATATTATCCTACATATAAATCCGGAGTTGCTTATTTTGATCCCTCCGGTCTTGTAGTTTCTACTGGAGCTGCTTCAACAGCAAATTCAATAGATTATAGCAACTATGTTCTAACGACTAATAATGTTGGAATTATCACCTGGACAAGTGTATTAGATGGAGGTACTTACTAATGGCAAAACCAAGTAGTCGTCAAGAACTTATAGATTACTGTTTAAGGCGTCTAGGTGCTCCTGTACTGGAGATTAACGTCGATGATGACCAAATAGATGATTTGGTTGATGATGCCCTTCAATTGTTCTATGAGAGGCATTTTGACGGTGTTGAAAGAATGTATTTAAAATATAAGATAACACAAAAAGATTTGGATAGAGGTCGTGGCAAAGGAACAAATGGAGTTGGAATTGTAACCACTACGGGATCTGCAAATATTAGTGGTATTGGTACTACAACTTTTAATTTTTACGAGACTTCAAATTTTATTCAAGTTCCAGATTCTGTAATTGGAATTGAAAAAGTATATAAATTTGATACTAGTGATATTTCTGGTGGAATGTTTAGTATTAAATATCAATTATTTTTGAACGATTTATATTATTTCAATTCTGTAGAACTTCTACAATTTGCTATGGTTAAAACGTATTTGGAAGATATTGATTTTCTATTAAAAACTGATAAGCAAATAAGATTTAATAAAAGACAAAATAGGATGTACCTTGACATAGATTGGGGCGCACAAAAATTAGATACATTTTTTGTTATTGATTGTTATCGGATATTAGATCCCAATGATTTTACTAAAGTTTATAATGATAGTTTTATTAAAAAATATCTCACAGCATTAATTAAAAGGCAGTGGGGGCAAAATCTAATCAAATTTAGAGGAGTTAAATTACCTGGTGGTATTGAATTAAATGGTAGAGAAATATATGATGATGCCGAAAAAGAAATTCAATCGATAATGGATAGAATGTCAATGGATTATGAACTTCCACCTTACGATTTTATTGGATAATGGCACTCAATCCCTTCTTTTTACAAGGATCTCCTGGAGAACAAAGACTCATTCAGGAGTTAATAAATGAACAATTGAAAATTTATGGTGTAGAAGTATCTTACATACCAAGAAAATTTGTAAGAAAAGAAACTATCATAAGAGAAGTTACATCTTCAAAATTTGATGATAATTTTGCATTGGAAGCTTATGTGAGTAATTATGAAGGATATTCCGGATCTGGAGATATTTTAACAAAATTTGGAATGAATTTGAAGGATGAGATAACTTTAATTATTTCTAGAGAGAGATTTGAGGATTTTATATCACCTTTTTTAGCGGTTGATGGAGGATATGAATTATCAACCAGACCAAGAGAAGGAGATATTGTATATTTCCCTCTAGGTAGAAGATTGTTTGAAGTTAAATTTGTGGAACATGAGAAACCATTTTATCAATTAGGAAAAACTTATGTCTATGAATTGCAATGTGAACTATTTGAACTTGAAGATGAGGTTGGTGGATTTGGCAATTTAAATGCAACTGTGCAAGATATTGATAGTACTTTAGAAAATCAAGGATATATTACTTCTTTACAATTATTTGCTACTGGACAAACAGCAATTGCAAATTGTGGTATTAGAAGTGGATATGTTAGAAAAGTTACGTTGACTAATGATGGTTATGATTATGTGGGAATTCCAACGGTAGGGTTTACTCCATCACCTGCTGGTGGAACTACTGCTTCAGCAGTTGCAATAACAAAATGTTCTGGTGGTGTTTGTTCAATTAAAGAAATTTTATTGGTAAATCCAGGATCTGGATATACTGTAGCACCTTCAGTTACAGTTTATTCAAATGGCAGCGGCGCTGGAGCCGAAGCTAAAACAGTTTTGGTCAAAGATTCTTATGGAATTGGACCCGTTCAAATTACATCTATTGGTGCTGGATATGTAAATCCACCAACAGTGTCATTCAGTTCTCCAGGATTAGGAAATATTGCACAAGGTAGATGTATTGTTGGAACTTCTGGAAGTATATCACAAATTCTTATTGAAGATGCTGGAACTGGATATTCTTCACAACCAACTATAACTATAG